ACTCGCATTTTTATCCCCGGATACTCAAACATTCAAGGAGCAACCCCATGAACTTCACCGCAGCCGTCGAGGAGTTCCTCGCAAACGCAGACTGGTTGACCGCATCGCATGCACCATCGGTCGCTGCGCTCAAAGCACTGGCCATCGAACTCGACAAAGAGGTGACCGCGGCACTCGTCGCACAGTTCGGGGTGTTGCACCGGTCGCTCCTCAAAGAACGGCCGCGCGTTGAGTCGGATGTTGATCCGTTGGCGGAACTGTTGCGCCGATGACATTCAATCCGGCACGCCACACGCCACCGCTCACCGAGGACTTCGAGGCGGGTATCGACCCTTACCTGCCCGCGTTCGAGTATGCGTGGAGTGTTGCCAACGGGAAGGACTTCAAGTTCGACCCCTGGCAGAAGGAGTTGTTGCGCCGGGTGACGGAGTTGTTGCCGTCGGGTGAGTTGAGGTGGCGTTCGTGCCTCATCTCTTGCCCGAGACAGGTGGGCAAGACCGAGCTCATCTCCGCCATCGGATTGTTCGCACTCCTTCGCAAACCTAACCAGTTCAACATCGGTATCGCATCGCAGGCCGACCAGGCACGCATCCTCTACGACCGTCTGCAACGCATCATCGCATCGAACCCGACACTCAAGGGCATGATGACGAAACTCACCGATACTCGAGGCATCAAGACAACCGAGGGCACCCGGTATGAGATTCGCGCGGCCAAAGCATCGACCCTGCAAGGTATCCCCATTAGCATCGGCATCGTTGACGAGGTTCACCTGGTAGACGATGAGGCATATTCCGCGCTCGTCGCTGGTCAAGGAGCCCGCCCCGACTCATGTCTCTACGGCATCACAACAGCGGGCAACGAGGACTCGGAACTGCTGGCCAGACTCTACGACAACGCGAACAAAGCGATCGCGGGAGAGCTCGACAGGTTCGGTGCATGGATATGGGAAGCCTCTGAAGCTTATGTGCCAAAGGATGACGATGAACTGATGCGCCTGCTCATCGAGGCTAACCCTGCACTCCAGGATGGTCGCATCGACCCGGCACTGGTCCTCGCCGATGCCAGGTCACTCCCAGACGACGACATCATCCGTTACCGACTCAACCGGTTCATCAAGTCCAGCGCAAACACATTCATACCGTTGGCGATGTGGCAAAAGAACGAGCGAGGCATCGACGAGGCACTGCCCGACGGCCAGGTGGTGTTCGGTATTGACCGCACGCCAGGGTGGGAGCACGCTACCGTCGCCGCCGCGGTTCTGGTCGACGGTGTCATTCACACCGAGATTGTCGCATCGATGGTCAAACCGACTCTGGAAAAGTTGGTCAATGTGGCGCTCCAGTTGCACCGGCACTCGCCTCGAGCAATCGTGATGGACAACCTGATGCTCCGCGATCTACACAACGAGTTGCAGCTGCGCGGTGTGAACTCTGAAACGATGAACATGGGTGACATCGTGACGGCCTCTGCGACTTTCTACGCTCGTCTGGCGAGGGAAACGCTCAAGCATGCACCTGACCCGCTGATGTCGGTGCAGATTCCCAGAACGGTTAAGAAGTCAGTCCAGAACGGTTTCATGGTGTCTCGTCGTGACTCGAGCGTGGAGATTGATGCGGTCATGGCCACTCTCATCGCTTGTCATGGAGCCGAAACGCTGAAGCCGTTGGCAACACGCACGATTCTTGTGTGACCTGCTAAAATCGGTTCCCTATGGAAAACGAGAACCTCAACGGCTACCCCATCCCACCAGTCGACCCGATGGACTTGCTGCAGTGTGATTCTTGCCAGTAACGCACAAAATGTACAAAATGCGACACGCCACGCAATAATCTTGCGCGGTATGGTACGATTGTTGCGATGGCAAGCCTACTTGACTTCCTGAACCCGCTTCGCGCAATCGAGACGGTGCGTTCAGTCGCGCAAGATTACTCCTTCAGCATCGAGCACCGGTCGGCCGTTGTACCGCCGCCACGCTCCGCACTGTCCGGTGTCACCACCACCGATGCCCTGGGTATCGCTGGCGTTTACCGCGGTGTGTCGATTCTGTCGAACGCGATCAAACAGATTGGTGTCCACCTCTACCGCGACGATGTCAAACTCGAGTCGACTCCGTTGTGGGTAAAGCAACCCGATGACAAAATCACACGCGCAGAGTTCATGGCGCGAACCGTCACCTCGATGGCAACCGCAGGGAACGCTTACTGGCGTATCTCGCGCAACCAACGCGGCGAGGTTGTCAAACTTGAGGTGTTGAACCCCTTCGACATTCTGATAAACGCAACGGATAGCGGTGAACTCACCGGGTACACCTATCGGGGTACTACCGAATACCAACCGAGTGAGATTCAACACCTCAAGATGCTCTCGGTACCTGGTAACTTGTACGGACTCGGTCCACTCCAGGCATGCCAACCTGAACTGCGCAACGCGAAGGACACCCGCGACTTTGCATCGAAGTGGTTCAGTGATTCCGGTATGGCCGCGCAGGTTGTTTCGCCGAAGGTTCCGGTATCACCCGACACGCTCTCTGACATCGCATCATCGTTGCGATCTGCACAGACTGGTGGCTCGGTTGTTGCACCGACTGAACTCTCCATCCAGAACCTGTTCTTGAACCCGCGCGATGCGATGTTCATCGATGTTCAGAACTGGAACACAAGCCAAATCTGTCGCATCTTGGGTATCCCTGCGAACATGATGCTCGCCGAGGCAGGCTCGAGCATGACTTACTCCAATGTCGAGCAGGAGCAGATTGCGTTCACCCGCTACTCGCTTTCGGCTTACTACATCGAGATTGAGCAGGCCATGTCGGCTCTGCTCCCTCGCGGTACCGAGGCACGCATGAACATCGATGCCCTGCTCCGTACCGACACGCTTACCCGCTACCAGGCACACCAGATTGCAATCGCCGCCGGATTCAAGACCATCGATGAAATCCGTCACGACGAGAAACTCGCACCGTTAGGAGCACTAGTTGGAACAGTTTGAAATCCGTGAAATGGAGTTCCGGGTCACCGATGCTGCAAAGCGTGAGGTTGCCGGTATCGCCGTACCTTACGAAAAGGTCGAGAACGGCGAGATGTTCGCCCGCGACTCCGTCTCCCTCGACCCCGAGGCAAAACTGATGTGGCAGCACGACAAGTCGGAACCCATCGGCAAGATTGTCGAAGGCCGTCACACGCCAGACGGTTTCGAGATTCGCGCAACCATCTCGGAGACTTCGCGTGGCAAGGATGCCATCGCACTCCTCGAGGATGGTGTCATCAACCGATTCTCGGTCGGTTTTGTGATGCGTAACTCGAAGGTAGATGACAATCGCAACCGCATCGTCACCGATGCGTTCGTGCGTGAGGTCTCGCTGGTTTCGTTCCCCTGGTATGAGGGAGCGACTGTCACGGAAGTTCGTGACGAACCGGAGCAGGATGTACCTGCCTCGGCTGAACAAAAAGGAGAAATCATGGATGAAATCCGTGACCTGACTCCCGAACTCGCCGAGGTTCGTGAGCGCATTGAAATGGTCGAGCGAGAAATCGCCGACTTCGGCAAGGATGAAGCACCCGCTGCACCGCAGTACCGTTCCGCAGGTGAGTTCCTCAAGGCTCTCGCAAGCAACGATGATGCAGCAGTTCGCGCCTACACCGGCGCAACCACCGCAGAGTCCATCGTTACCCCGGTCGACTTCGACCTCATCCGTCTCGTTGAGGCAGCCAACCCGCTCGGCCAGGTATTCGGTCGCGGTGTCACGCCTGCTGAAGGCATGACGATCACCTTCGCCCAGGTTGACTCAGTCACCGACGGCACCGGCGTTCAGTCGGCTGAAGGCGATGACCTCGGTTACTACGAACTGAACCTCGGCACCTCGTCGGAGAACATCGAGACCGTTGGAAACTACGCGGAACTTTCGCGCCAGGCCATCGACCGCTCGACGGTTCCCTACCTCGACTCGGTTCTCCGCGGTCAGGCAATCGCACTCGGTAAGGCACTCGCCGCCAAGTTGCGTGCAAAGTACCAGGCAGTCGCTGCTGCACAGGTCACCGCAGGCAACAAGGTTACCCTCGCAAACACCAACTACGACGGTTGGGTTGGCGGACTCGCCGATGCCGCTGCGAACTACTTTGAGCCCAACGGTGTCACCATCGATGCCCTCATCGTCGACAAGGCCACCTTCAAGGACCTGCTCGCTCTCGACGGCACCCCGGTCATCTCGTTCGCTGGTGAGGCTGCAGGCGCAGTCGGTTCTGCCAATGTTTCGGGTCTCCGCGGTTCCATCGCAGGCATCCCGATCATCGTCGATGCTGGACTCGATGCAGTCAACAAGGATGAGTGCGCGTTCGTTTCGTCGCTCGCTCTGCGCCAGTACACCTCGGGTGCACTCCGTCTCTCGCAGGAGAACGCTGTGAACCTGTCCGAGGCGTTCTCGCTGTCGACCTACACGGCAACGGCTGACGAGTACCCGGCGTTCATCATCCCCATCGACCAGACCGCCTAATAACCTCAAGGAGATTCGGGCATGGCCATGACATGGGAAAACCTGAAGTCGTATGTGAACTCCACATCCGACCAGGATGCGTTCGTCGAACAGTGCTGGGATGAGGCAGGAACGCTCATCAACAAGTACATCCGCGAGCGCGATGTTCCCAACGATGTCTATGATCGTGCCCGAATCGAGGTTGGTCAGGAACTCTTCAACCGCCGGTCGGCACCGAACGGCATCGCCCAGTTTGCAACCTTTGAAGGCACCACGACTCAACGAGTCGCGCGTGACCCAATGATTGGTGCATATCCGCTGCTGAACCCCATCATCGGTGGGTACAACTTCGCATGATTAGCGAGGCGCGTGCGGCACTCCTGGCAGTTCTAGAGACTGCTGGGTTGCCCGCGTACTCAATCGTTCCCGATCGCACTCAACCGCCGTTGGCAGTCATGACACCGGCATCCGATTGGATTGAGAACGGTGAAGTGTTTGGTGAGTTTGCGGTCTCCTTCGATGTCAACATCGTCGTGGATATGGGAACTAACCAGGCGATGCAGTTGGCACTCGATGAAGCGGTTGAGGCCGTTCTCGTCGCAGTGACAGAGGCATCGGGTATGTATGCGGCGGCCGTCGGACAACCGACTGCAATCGAACTAAACGGTGGCATGTACCTCGGTACGACACTGACTGTCAAACAAAATCTAACCCTGTAAAGGAAACATCATGGTAAACCGCGTAAAGGCGAACTCCATCACCATCACGGTTGATGGAGATCCGTACACCGCAGACCTCTCCAGCATCATGCTGCAGTCCGAGGAAGCCTCGACCGATGTCACCACCTTCGCTGATGCCGCTCTCGGTGGCTCGTCGGACTGGTTCATCGAAATGTCGGGTGTCACTTCGACCGATGCATCGTCATTCTTTATGACCTGCTGGAACAACCCCGGTGACGAGGTTCCGTTCGTTCTCACGACGAGCTCGCCGACCACCGGTGCGTTCTCGGGCACGCTCCGCATCCCTGCCCAGGGCCGTATCCCCTTCGGTGGAGAAGCCTCGGCAGACGGAACATTCTCTTGGAGTGGTATCCGTTTCGAGGTTGTTGGCGCACCCACCTGGACTGCAGCCTAAACCGTTCTCATGGAGAACTTCGCTGGTGTAGGGCTGGACTTCAACAAGAAAGGCCAGTCCTACATCACGGGTCTCTACGGAGCAAAGGGCGCGATTCAGAAGTTGCGCCGTCTCGGTGCGGAGCAAAAAGAGTTTCAGCGCATCAACAAAATCTCTGCCACCATCGTGGCAAACAATGCAAAGAAAATAGCACCGGTTCTGACCGGCGCACTACAACGCAACATCAAGCCCTACGCATCAAAGCGCATCACACAAAACAACAAGCCAGCACAGTTCATATTCGGTGGTCTTGTTGTTGTGGATGTGAAACGCCGCGCAAGGCGTGGTGAAGGGGCACTCATCAGGGAAGGGAAGGCCAGTGAGATTGTGGGTTACGGTAAGCGCATCTCGTTCGGCATGTACCGGTCACCTGAAAAGACTGCGAATGGTGAACCGTTCCGCCAGCAGGGCAACCCTTACCTGCGTACTGCCCGCAACAATGCTCGCCCCGCGATCGCACGCATGTGGGCGCGTGAGATTCAGAAGTGGCTTGACCACAACGGCATCGATGTCACGACTTGGAGAAACTCGTAATGGCTAAAGGCAACATGATTTTGACCCTTGTTGCGCAGACTACAAACTGGGCAAAGGGTCTCAAGAAGGCGGCGGGTCAGGCCGTCACATTTGGCAGCGTGGTCAAGGGTGTTGCGCAGGCCGTATCCACCGCGTTTCTGGGTATCGCCGGTGCCGTCGTATTGTTTCTGCCGAACTTCATCAAGATGGGTGAGGAAGCCCGCAAGAGTGAACGCCGACTCGCCAACATCGCAACCAACATGGGTTTATTCGGTGCGAACACCGATAAGGTCACTAAACGCCTCTCGAAGTATGCAGAGACTTTGTCGTTCGCAACTGGTGTCGATGACGAGCTGATTCGTGCCAATGAGGCAGTCCTGCTCACATTCAAGAACTTGGCAAAGTCGGCGGAGACCGTTGGTGGGCCGTTCGACCGGGCAACGCAGGCTCTCCTCGACCTGGCCGCCGCTGGTAAGGATGTGACGGCCGTCAAACTTGGTCGTGCGCTCGAGGACCCAATCAAGGGCATGACTGGGCTTACTCGCGCGGGCATCATCTTTACAAAGCAGGAGCAGGCACAAATCAAGTCGCTGACGGAGCACAACAACCTGCTCGGTGCTCAAGACATCATCCTGAAAAAGATTGAGCAACAGGTTGGTGGCACCGCATCGGCAACCGCATCGTCAACGGAAAAAATGCAGGCACGATTCGAGAATGTTCTCGAGACTCTGTCCGGCGCTTTGTTGCCCGCGGTTGACACTCTGACTGACAAGTTTAGCAAGTGGCTTGACTCGCAGGAAGGCAAGAAGGCCATCGACGATCTAACGAAGTCGTTTGAGGACTTCGGTACCTGGATTACTTCACCGATGGGTCAGGCAAAGATTCGTGAACTGGGTGATACATTCAAGGTGTTGGCTGGCTTTGCACGCGATTCGGCAAAGTTCCTCGGGGATGTCAAAGATGTTCTTGATGACATCAGCAAGTTCAACGCCTCGGTGTTCAAGTGGCTTGATGCGGCAACCTACGCCAAAATGATAAATCCGCCGAAGGTTGGTGGAAACACTTCGGCACCGGGCGGCGCACCGCCTCGCGCCGGTATCCAGGTCAATGTAAAGGGCATCACCCCATCCGCCACGATTGGCAAGACAGTTCAGCAGGCTTTGCGGGATGCTGAACGATTGGGTGCTCGATGAGTTACGCAACCGTACCGTATGACTATCTGCGCGTGCGCGTGCAGAACAAGTCCACCCTGGCATGGACAGAGATTCTGTCAGATGGTAACGAGTTGCAGATTGAGCGCGGCGGCACCGTCGGTGTGCTCGGACTTGACTCGGTGCAGGTTGGCATCGCCACACTGGTCTTGTACAACTCGCTCGACCCCGCGGTTGTTTCGACTCTGTCACCCAAGATGCTCATCCAGGTGTATTCGACACAGTTTGCCACACCCGATGAAGGTTCCATCTACCTCGGCCAGATTGCCGACATCAACTCGAGCTATACGCTCAACACAACGACATTCCAGGTCGACACTTATGTGACCATCACTGCGACTGATGCGGTTCAGGCTCACGCCAATGTGACGGTGCCGGGTGTTATTACAACCGCCGGGTATCAGCGATGGGAAGAACGCATCGCCACGCTAGCACCGTATGCCATTACGACGGTAAACACACCCGCGATTAACACAAACACTGTCATCGATAGTTTCTAGGGGGGAACATGACTACGCTCAACTTCGCTGGTGGTGCAACACCTGATGTCACTACATCGTTCACCGGATACTCGAAGGTTTATTCGAGCAGTGCAGCGAACGGTGTTGCACTACCCACGACCGGGCGCACTGACTCGAACGGCAACAAGCCGATTCTGGTGTCGACGGCGCAAGTGTACTGGGCGGGCAAGGGCGGTTCGCGCCAGTTGCGCATCGGTATCGGTTCCGCCTATTCGGGTTGGTACACGATTGCATCAGATACATCTGCGAACGCATCGGGGCAGAAGGCCATCAACGGCATCTTTCTCAACGGTGGCAACCAGGTTGTCACAATCGACGAGAACGGCTCGAGCGGGTTCTACTTCGGCCGCCAGACTGGCTCATCGGGTTCTACTGACGGTGTGACCAACTGGGGCAAATTGTCCGGTTCACTTGTCTACTATCAAGTTCCGAACGCTCCGACATCGGTCACAGTCGCACAGGCTGCGCTCGAGAACGCGGTGAACATCTCCTGGACTGCTCCAAGCGACAACGGTGGCTCCGCGGTAACCTCGTACTCCATTCAATGGTCGTACAACTCGGACTTCAGTGGATCGTCGACGATTGCGACCGGTACCACATCTACCACCTACAAACTGACTGGGCTTGTTTATGGTGCGACAGTTTACGCAAAGGTTGCGGCCGTCAATGCCGTTGCGACCGCGGCAGGTTCAACCTCGGTTCAGTCCTCGAGCGCGAGCGGATACATCACACCGCCGAACCTGCCACTGAACGGTTGGGCACACTTCGGCACTGCCACAAGCAACACCTGGACTCTCGAGCACACTGTCATCCCTGCGTTGACTCCCGAGACTGGGATGCTCCTCACAGGCACTGCAAGCGCGACAGGCGGCACATACACGACTGGTGCGGTTGGTATCTCAAAGACTTACACAGGGCTCACAATCGGCCGTCAGTACATCGTCAGCGGTAAGGCCATTCTCCGCCAGGCAGGTGTGCCGGCCAACATCTACCGATTCGCCGTCACTGGCATCGGTAACGGAACATCGGTCACGCTCACATCGACCACAGTCGGTGCAACGATTCCGTCATACACATTCACCGCAACAGGCACAAGCCACACGGTCGAGATTGAGTTGGCGGAAACATTCACCGTCACCGCCACAGGTGTCCAGGAGTCGGTGGCGTTCTACAACTTCGCACTCACTCGAGTTGCAACAGACCTGACCTACCGCGTGCAGGACAACGACTTGTCTGGATCGTTGGTTGAGCACTTCGACCTGGCAACACAATCAGTCGGCGCATACTGGTGGGTCGACAAAAAGAACATCACACAGTTCACACAGGACTTTGACTACTCGGTGCCTGTCGGAACATTCTCCGACACAATCGCCGACGGCAACCTGTATTACACCGACATCTCCACCGCATACGACACAAGCGCGGTCATCAACAACATCACGCTGAACAACATCGGCCGCCGTCGCACCGCGTTTGAGACCGACAGTTACGAGTCATACGATGTGAACTGGGTCGACTCCGACACAACATCCATCACCAACTGGGGTGCGCGTTCATACGACCTGACAACCAACCTGTACACCGCGGTAGACCGTTACAACTTCATTCCGAACCCATCACTGGCATACAGTGACTTCGGATTACAGACAGGTAACGCATCGCTGACGGTCAACCGTCAACAACTCTCTCTCATCGTCGACGGTGCGACAGGTAACTTGTCAAGCGGTGCAACACAACCGGTGAGCGGTATCGGTGGATTCGTTGCCCGAGCAGTACCCACATCAAACACTGCAACCGCACTCGTTGTTTATGGTGGATCCAACAACGCAGGTACTGGCACACTGTGTTTCCCTGTGACACCATCAACGCAATACACGGTCAGCGGATATCAACGAGCCGGTGTCGGACATTCCACATCGCTTACCGGTCGTATGGATATTCGTTGGTTCACAGAGGCAGGTGCAGTCATCTCGACCTCGAACGGTTCGACGGCCAGCATCTCGTCGACCGCATGGACTCGTCGCACATTGACCGCAACGGCACCCGCCAACGCCGCATATGCATCAGTGTTCTCAACCTTTGTCTACGCTGGCGCAAACAACACAGGTTTCAAGTACTACACAACAGGTATCCAACTTGAGGCCGCATCAAGCGCATCAACCTGGTTCAGCGGAGACACCGCCGACGATGCCACTTATGTTTACGAGTGGGAAGGCGCACTCGGACAATCACGATCCATCCGATACCTCAACATGATGGACACCCGCACCGGCGAACTACTCACCGACTTTGCCACACCAATAGTCAGAGTCAGTTCACTGACCTGGAACACTGCACAGAACCCGATTGTGGCCACCAATCTTGACATCGGTTCCCTCGTCAGCGTCACATTCAAGGGAACAACCGCCACCTATCGGGTGACCGGTATCAACCACGACATCACCCCCGACCGGTGGATGATGACCCTACAAGTAGCAAAGGTAATCTGATGAGCCAACAGACTCGCGCATACATCTACCGCATCGTTCTCGGACTGTCACCGCTCGCGGTGTTCTACGGTCTGGTCACGACCCAAGAGGCAGCCCTTTGGGTGGCCCTCATCGCCAACATTCTCTCGACGAGCCTGGCGGTCGCAAACACCTCAACGGAGAAGTGATGGAACCAGGTGTCACAATCACGCTCGAGAAAATCTACGAGAAGCTCGTGGAACTTGAGTTGCGCCTCGGCGACCACCCTAAACAGCTCGACGACCATGAGCGCCGCATCCGCGACCTCGAGATGAAGGTGTGGGGATTCGCAGGCATCGGGTCGGCACTGGCCGTCGTCGTATCAATCATTCTCAACACGATAGGAGCCTAAACATGGCAACATATCTACTCCCGCTGCGCGACAAGGCGATGGTCACCGATGATTTCGCTGACCACAAGAAACGCGGATCTAAAGCGCCCGGTGTCGACTTCGCGGTAAAGATTGGCACACCCGTCTACGCAACCCGTAAAGGCACTGTCAAGGTTGCCATCAACGGCACCGGCGACGGTGGAACGATGGTCATCATCGCCCACTCAAAAGCAACAAAATCAGGCTACAAGCACCTGTCAAAACTGGGAGTCCGTAAAGGACAAAAGGTTGTGGCCGGGCAACTCATCGGATGGTCAGGCAACACTGGAGCATCCACAGGACCACACCTTCACTTCGACATCACCTACCTTGGGCGATATGTCGACCCGTTGAAAGCAATCAAAGGATAATCATGGCAATCATCGTTATTGACCCGCTCATCGACCTGAACGCAGGCGCAGGCACCGATGGAGCGACCGGCACCGTCGAAGCTGTAGCCATGCGCAACGGTCTCGCCGCCACCCGACTTGACGGATCATCAGTCACACTGCCCGAACCGGTCGTGCTGTCGTTCAAGGATGGCATCCTCGAGGCAGACCTTGACCTCGACCTGCTCCCTGCCGACTGCTACTGGCGGATGATAATCACCATCGGCACACTGCAACAGGTGTACTACTTCATTATCCCCGCCGATGTCACAACCGACCTGGCAGACCTCGAGTTCATCGACCCGCGCACCTTCGAGTCGAACCCATTCCCGCCGAACAACCCAGGCACGCCGGTTGCATACACGCCGACCTGGAGTGGCACAGGACTCACCCTGTCATCAACCACAGGCATCACCGGTGACTATGTGGAACTCGGGCGGTTGGTGTTTGTCAACATCTATGTTCCGTTCACCAATGTGACCAACTTCGGCACCGGACAGTACTCGGTCAGCCTGCCGTTTGCAGCGGCAAAGCACACTGATGCCTTCGCAGGTTCAGTCCACCAGACCGGCACACCGACCTACCACTGGTCGCTGAAGGCACACTTGATCACTGGCTCGAGCACCGCCTCAATCTGGTACATCGGCGTATCGGGCAACAAAGCCCGCGACACCGCGTTCGACCACCAGGCACCGTTCACACTTACCACGGCCGACCTGTTCCACCTGTCGTTCTGGTACGAAAAAACCGCGTAGTCGAGTCGCTCCTACGCCAGGCCGTCACCAGTGCCCCTTCCCGCTGGTGGCGGCCGCCTCTTTGTGGTACAGTTTCAGCACCTACTAGCACAGGAGACACAATGGAAATCATCATCGGATCACTCGCCATCTTTGGCATGTTCGTCATCATCGCAGGCGCAGCAGTTGCCATCGGCGATGCACTGGCCGACTGGTACAACCGTGGTCGATAAGAAACTCCTCGTCAAAGTCGTTGAGGAGCATGAGCGCATGCTGGCCGAAATGTTTGTCGCATCGATGCAGGAGCAGTTGCGCGTTCAGCGTGAACTGGCCATCTTGATGCGACCACCGCGCACCCATTAGATGTCGGTACTCCATGCCAGAATGGTGGCATGAATGATACGAGACTGGTGGCACTGTCAGGCACCGATGCCTGGTATGAGGCACGCCGTCAAGGTATCTCCGCCACCGCGGTCGCACGCGCAGCCACACCCGCAGGCTTTATCGCCGAGGTCGAGAACATGCTCAACCCGGTTGACATCGGAGACAACGATTACATGCGTTTCGGGCGCGACTGGGAGCAATGGATCGTCGACAACATCCCGGCGCACTACCGACTCAAACACAACAACTGGCTCATTCACGCTGACGGCCACAAGTGGCAACTGGCCACACCCGATGCGCTGAACGATGACTGGTCGCTCATCGGCGAAGTGAAAACGACCGGCAAGGACTGGGGTGCTAATGCCATCCCGATTCAGTACCGCCGACAGGTTCAATGGCAGATGTATGTGACCGGTGCCCAGGCGTGCGTGTTTGCCTGGTTGTTGCGCATCGATACGGCCGACGGATTCCAACCTGGATGGTTCGAGCCCAAGCACACCATCATCAAGCGTGACGATGCGATGATTCACGAGCTCATCGATGTTGCGGAGAGACTCCAGATGGAGATGGTTTATCACGACCAATGGCAACTAGAGAAGGAGATAGCCAATGGCACGATTCAACCTTGACGATTACGAAACCGTCGAGTCACGACTAAAACGGTTCTGGAAGGACAACCCGAACGGTGCCGTACTCGTCGACAACATCACAACACCAGACGATCGCAGTCGAGGTGAGTGGGTATGCACCGCGACAATCTACTTCCACCGAGATGACCTACGCGCAGCAGGTGCTGACACCGCGTTCGAGCGAGACGGTGGCACCGGTCCCAACCAGACATCCGCGCTCGAGAACTGCGCCACCTCTGCCGTTGGTCGTGCATTGGCGAACTGCGGTTACAGCGGTAACAAGCGAGCCAGTCGAGAGGAGATGCAAAAGGTTGAGCGTGGAAATGTCACACGCATCTCCGCAGCAGTCCAGGTCATCGACCCAGCAAGCGCAACCACGCTCGAGGAACTGAACAACCTCTGGTCGCAGGCAGTCGATGCCGGTCGCACCGAGGAACTCCAGGCCGCGTTCACCGCACGCAAAAAAGAACTGTCATGATTCACGGCATCTGGATTAGTGGCAAACCTGTTCCCAAAGGTCGACCACGATTCGCGCGAAACGGTGGAGTATACACCCCAAAGACAACATCGGACTACGAGAAACGCATAGCCCAGGCATGGCGTGACAAGTACGGTGACAAGCAGGTAAACCCTGACGGTCTCACGATCCATGTCGATGTCTACCTCTCCCGGTACACGCAGACCGATGTCGACAACCTGCTCAAGATTGCGATGGATGGACTGCAGGGTGTTGCGTTCGAGAACGACTCGTGCATCAAAGCGGCGAAGGTTGTCAAAGTGAAGGTCGACCAGCCTGGCTCCGATGAGGGGATGCGCATCGCTTTGTTCGAGTTAGGTGATATGCTCGGCAACGGTTAGCACACCGTTCAGACTTGTCCCCTCGGGTTCCTGTGCTAACTGCACCCGGGGGGACATCTGTTTCAGGAAGGAAACAACATGATTGACATCACCGACCCGCGCAACGAGCACCTCATAGCGCACCCGCACTTCATTAAAGGAGTTGAGCACGGAGCCGACATGGAGCGCATCCGCATCGTCAAGATGTTGAGCGCAGAACTCCGCAAGATGGCACACGACAACGGCGTACCACTCGCCGATGACTTCAGCGTGACCGGTGCTCTATACCGCGGTCACTTCACTCAGCTCGAGCGCATCATCCAGATGGTGGCCGAATGAGTTTCAAAATCACTCGCGCCGCGATCCACAACAAGAATGTCTACGGCCTGCACAAGTTAGTTCTCGTCATCCTGGCAGACCACGAAGGCAACGACATCGGCTCCTGGCCATCCGTTGCCCGCATCGCCGACATGGCAGGCATCAGTGTCCGCCACGCTCAACGCATACTCCGCGACCTCGAGGAGCAAGGCGAAATCGAAACAAAACGGCAGGCAGGACACCGCGGAACCAACCGATACTTCGTTGTGCATAAGTCGTTCAATCGTGGGGATATCTTTGTCACAGGGGGTGACACCAGTGTCAGGGGGGGTGACACCCAGGTCACCCATAGGGTGACACCCAGGTCACCCGAATATATAAAGAAAGCCACGACCGCCGGGGCGGAGCCCGACGGCGGATCGTGGGCAAGTGTAGAAACTAGTAACGGCTCGACCCAGGGCTCCGCCCGGTCGGCCGTCAATCCGAAAGAGGATGCTGATGACACGCCAAGATATATGCCACCAAGATGTTTACACAATCCGTCAATAAGTGCGCTAAAGTGTGAACAGTGCTCGAAACAGTACCGGGAAGGGGAACTCGAGTGAAAGACACCAACATCAAAATCCGAGGCGGCATGTACCATGTCCTCTCACAACTCACCATCAAAGGCATCATCGACGAGGACTTCCAAGAGAACCTGAAACGCGACTACAACTACGGTCGCATCATCGGATTCGGACACCTCGCCGAATACCTCGCCGCCAACGGAACCATCACACACCGCGGGCACAACTACCACCAGATCATCAACTACGGCCGTAAGTTCGGCGAAAACAACTAGGAAGGAACCACCATGTCAGTACTCAACGCAGAGGATGCCATCAAGAAGGCAACCTGTACCGGTCAGGTCGAAGGCATCGTCACCCGCATCATCGAGCGAGGCTCCGACGGTAAGCGATTCGGATTTGAAGTTGCCGAAACCATCAAGGCACAGTCAGGCGCATCATGGGAACGCAACTGGACAATCTGGCAAGCCGACACAACCATCGAACTCGATGCACATGTCATCGTCACCGGTGATGTTTCATTCAAATACGACGAGTACACCGGCCAGGATGGCACCCAGCGTGCAAAGGTTGTACCGAACATGAACAACCCGCACATCAAGCCCGCGTTCGCAGGCAAGACCACCGCAGCCGAGGAGATGCCGTTCTAATGGAAGAAACAGAAGCCATCACCTTTGTTGACCGTCAAATCGACTTCAACAAAGACATCGTCAAAGCATCCACCACAATGCTCGAAGGACTCAACCGGCAAGCAAAACTCAACGAGTCCATCACAGAACGGCTGCGCGATCAGAACGAACAAATCGCAACACTGCGACAGCTCACAGTCGGCCTCACCGTCGGTGTCATCGGCACCGCCATCGGTGTCGTATTCGCGTTGGTGATCTGATGAACCTGTCAGAGATGCTCAGAGCGCAGCCCAAACGCGGTTCAGGATGCAAATGGGCGGTATGGTTCAAATCACTCGGTGAAACAGACCAACTCGCAGTCCAGCAAGCGTTCGCCGACGAATACACCTCAACAAGCCACATCGTCAGAACACTCCAGGCATACGGATGCCCAATGTCCGAGTCCACAATCCGCACACACAGACTCAACGAGTGCAAGAGTTGCCAGGACTAGTTCATGGACCTCGAGCAACTGCTCCAAACACCAACACCTAAACCGGTCAAAGCCAACCGGACAGGTGACTGGTCATTCACCCAATCATTCGACCCACACGACCCATCATCATCAACAGTCGAGGCGGTCACAACAGAACAGGTCAAAGGCGATGAAGCCATCAAACAGTTCATACTCGCACAAGGCGGAGTCATACCAAACGGCTACCGCGCCATACTGGTTGAAGCCCGCCACCAAACACATGGCTGGACCCGAGCGACACCTGATGCGGCAGCAGTTACGCGCCCGACATGGTTCTACCGTTTCCGCATTGAGCCTGATGCTAAACGATCGTCTATTGACGAGCTTGTGGCACTGGTTGGAAAACGCTCACCAGTCAAACAAGCAGACACCACAACAGACCTGGTACTTCATCTACTCATCGGAGACACCCAAATCGGCAAAGACCTTGATGGGGATGGTACTGCTGGAATCATCAAACGATGGAACCAATCCATCGACACTGCTGTTACCCGATGGAAACGTGCTGGTAAGCCCCCGGTTCATATCGCACTGGTTGGTGACTGTATCGAAGGCAACCAGTCACAAAACGGCCGCAACATGTGGCGTTCACGACTCACCGTTACAGAACAAACTCGTATTCTGCGCCGCATGCTACTCGCATCTATTGATGCATTTATCGGAGCACCCACAGTGTGGCTGTCAGTGGTCAACGGCAACCACGACCAACTCCAACGATTCCAAGAGACTCGTGCCGATGACGGTCACGCTACAGAGGCCGCAATCGCCGTGGCGGATGCTATCCAGGTAAACCCAGAGAGGTATGGTCATGTCAAAGTTCATGTTCCGGGTGTCGACGAGGATCACCTGGTTGTTGATTTCAACGGTACCGTCATGGTCCTGGCGCATGGCCACCAGTGGTCACGCGGTAAGTCGATGGATTGGTGGGCGGGTCAATCATTCAATCTCCAAGCAGCGCAGGCAGGTCATATCCTGGTACACGGCCACGAGCACGAGTTCAGCATCAAGTCGAAAAGAGACCGCTTAGTGTTGTGCACACCAACGATGGAGTCAGAGTCAACCTGGTGGAAACACAAGACCGGTGACATGTCAAAGCGTGGAGCCATACTGATGTTCACCCGACCGGGTGGAGAGTTCACAGGATTGGAAGTGATCTAATGCGAAGCGACGAGATATGGCCCGTGTTCAGGATGGGCAGACGAAAAGAGCGCGAACTGATATTGGCGTTACTCAAAAAAGAACTCAAGCACTGTCGATGTGACGATCCACTACGCCATCTACGCAAGCGAATCGAGAAGGAACAGATATATGCCTGCCAAAGATAGGTCAGACCTACAAACCCAAGAGTGGAAACGCATCCGCCGATTCATCCTCGAACGCGATGCGCACACTTGCGCCTACTGTGGGGGTGAGGCAGACACAGTCGACCACATCGTTCCCCACTCACTGGGGGGTAGCCAAGACCCAGGCAACCTGCTCGCCTGCTGCCGCAAGTGCAACTCAAGCAAAGCAGATCGCATCAACAAGCGACTCAACTGGACTAACCCCAGGTGGGGGGTGGTCATCCCATGACAAACAACAACAAAGAGGGGCACCGCCGCGCCACAACAGGCCAAACCGTTTTTTTTAGCAACGCGCTGAACAA